GAAGCATTGTTTAGCTGGGGCTGGCGCTTACCATTTTTAGCCAGTATAGTGCTGTTGGCGGTAGGTTGGTATATCCGGGTGAAAGTTCCTGAGTCGCCAGACTTTGAAAAAATTAAAGAAAAAGCGAAAGAAGTTAAAGTTCCTGCATTACAGGTGTTTAAAAATCATCCAAAACAGTTAATTACAATTATTCTATCACGCGCTGCTGAAAATGCCTGGTTCTACTTGGCTTCCACCTTTGCTTTAGCCTATACCACCACGCAGTTAAATATTCCTAGACAAGATATTCTATTTGCAACAATTTGTGGCGCTGCTGTCATTATGGTAATGACTCCATTATGCGGACATTTATCCGATAAAGTCGGCCAGCGTAATATGTTCAGATTTGGTCTTTGTATGCTTGCACTATATAGCTATCCATTCTTTGCGATGTTAAATACAAAAGATCCTGTTTTAGTATGGACAGCAATCGTATTGGCAATTGGTGTAATTTTTCCAATTATGTATGCACCGCAGTCACAATTATTTGCTCGCCAATTTCCTGCTGAAATTCGCTATAGCGGTATTTCAATTTCGGTACAATTTGCAGGTGTGTTAGGTGGCGGTTTGGCGCCATTGATTGCTACAAAGCTATTGAGTATTGGTGAAGGAAGTCCGCACTTAATTATTATGTATATTATAAGCTTTGCAGTATTGGCAATTATTGCTTCTTCATTCTTAAAGCCTGACCAGAAGCTCAAGCCTACAGAAACGTTTACACAGAAAGAAATTAAAACTTTATAGAGCTTTCTAAAAGCTTTTAACAAGTTTTACTGAAGCTGGATTTTTGAATACCGTTATACAAAGTGTATGGCGGTATTTTTATAGGATTTAACTTTACCACAGCATTTCGCATAATGTGTGCAGGATTATGTTACTTGCACTTCACATTGCTACAAATAAAAATGCTCAATGGTATCTCCAGTGAGCATTTTTTTTGTCAATGTTGCTACGATAGGCAGAGCAGAGAAGTGCATTTAACATCAATCTGCATTATGCGAAATTAGCAGTCGAGGGGAGTCCACGTTTTCTAATGGTGGACTCTAGTCCGGAATTCCGGAATTATTTGATGATTTTCACTTTACCACTGCTGCCTACTTCTAATAATTCTAGGCCTTCATCGATTAGAATATGAACAATTTCACTATCTCTAAGTGGCTGTTGACCTTTTTGAATTAAGACTTTATTTAATTCAACAGCTTTTTTTCTTAATTGCTCTTGTTCCTCATCATTTATCCTGACGCTTTTAACCATCGTTTTCATACCTAATTTCCTAAATGTGGAAAATCATACATGTATTTTTGCATGCATGTATTGTATATGCATGCATACTTGTGTTAATTTCCGCCTATTGCATTCCTGCATGCATGTGGACACATTTAATGAACGATCATATTTGCATAAACATTCCATTCGCTGATCAATACGTTGTATGTGATCAGGAAGGTCGTTATGCATTTATTAATTTTGATCCTTTATGTATGGATATTCCGCTTGCATCACGTTCAGTACATATGAATGTAGATGGTACGCTCAATGCTTCAGCTTTATTTCATCCTTATGAGTCATTGCCAACACATTACACAGGCATGGCTTGTAAGGTTTTTTTTGACTCTGCATATTTTCCTTATGTTCAGATTAAGGCCAGTCCTGCGAAGTTACTCCAAGGACATAATGTATTCGCTGACATTTCGTTAGAGCAGGGTGCTGCTGAAATGCTTGGCTATTTGCATATGGCTTATCCTGAAATTTGTAAGAAGTTAGATATATCTAAAGCTTGGGTTTCATACATAGATGTTACTTATTCAGCACGTGTCAAAGATCAACATACTGCTAAGCAAGTTCTTGAGTTTTTGAGCCGTGTATCAAATGGCCAAACAAGAATTAGTAATAAACGTTATGACAGTACAACTTACTGGGGCGGGGAGACTTCGCGATTAATTAATCATAAATGCTATCTCAAGCATGATGAATATATTGTCCAGTTTGAGCATCAGAAACAGCTTGCAAAAAAGAACGATAAAGCAGCGATGCGAGTCGTAGAAGTTATGTCTGATATTCGTTTATACAATTGGACTGTCGGTTTATTACGTTTTGAATCACGTATGAAGAAACGTTGGTTAGAACGTAATGGTATACCTACCAACTTGATCGAATTAATTAAATTCGAGCGAGATAATCCTAATCTTTTGCAAACACTTTGGATAAAAGCCACAAGTAGTATTTTTGATGCTCTGAGAGGTCAAACTATGAAATTAACTGATGATTCTAGTGTTTATCGTGCAATTGAAACTTCTCAAGTAGTTTTAACTAAAAACGGTAAACCATCTCCAACACGTATTCGCAATTTATTTGCTGCTTTCTGTCTGATCCGAGAGAAAGGTTTAGAAGAAATTAAAACGACTTACGGTAAAACTCAATTTTATAAATTAGTTGCCGACTTATGTGAGTGTGGCTTTTCAAAAGCTTATCTCCAGAACCTTCATGATGAGAAGGCCAAAAACATCATTCCGTTCGTGAAGCTCGTTGAGATCGACTTCAATCAACAACTGCCTGATTGGTATGAAAAGCCACAGAGTAAGTTTAATTATCTAATTGCTTAGGAGCATATAGCATGAGCGCAATTGACCAACCAGTTTTAACAGTTACAGGCATTCGTAAATCCGAAGGTAACTTTAGTTCTGAAGGTAAAAATATTGATTTCAGTAATACGGTGGTAACTGTATTGCAGCCATTTACAGAAGAAGAAATTGCTTCTGGAGCAATTGGTATGAAGTCTACTGAGTACAAGATTAAAGGTGCACAGTTTTATCATGATTATCAGGGACAAAAACTTCCTGCCGATGCTCAATTAATTTTCCGACTTGATGTTAGTCGTAAAGTTCCAGTGGCTCAGTTAGTGGCTTTGGATTTTATAGATTCAAAAAAGGTATTAGAAACAAAGCTTTAACTATATAGCATTTCGTATAATGTAGTCCAGATTATGTTACATAGCCGATTTGCAACTATTTCCAAAGCAAATCGGCGTGATTTAACATCAATCTGCATTATGCGAAATCTACAATGCCGACGCACGCGAGGAGCTTCGACGAGTGTAAGGAGGCAGAAGGGTAGTCCACGTTCTCTAGTGTGGACTTAACTCCGGAAAAACGGACTATTAATCATCTTTTCCCAATACTTCCTGTCTATATTTCATAACTTCTTCGGCTTTTAAATCCTTTAGATGATATTTGATCAAAGCATGTATTACATCGCTTTCAGCCATTAAAGATTTCTTCTGAACAACGAACTTCATTAACGTTTCTTTTACGTCTTCTACTTCTTCACTTCGGATTTTATAGACTTTACTCATTGGTAAGTGCCTTGTAACTAAATAACCAGGTAACTTTTACAATGTTAACTTATTTTATTAGTTGACAAGTTACTTAGTAATTTTGTTTAATGTTTTAAACCGAGTTACTAGGTAACTTTTATGCTAGATAAAATCGTTATGCACATACCTGTTGATGCTTCATTAGTTGATATTTCAACTGATGGGCATCACTGCATATTCGGTTTTGATCTATTAGATTTAGGTTTAACAGTAGGTTCATGGGACGTTTATAAAGATGATGAAGGGGATACTCAGCATCGTGTTTTAAATCACGCTTATTCTCGTTTACCTACTTCATTTACAAGTATGGCTTTTAAGTTTTTCCATGAAGGCCGTACTTATCCTTATGTTGAATTAAAGGCATCACCAGCAAAGATTCTGCAAGGTCATAATGTTTATGGGACTGACTGGATAGAAGAGGGTGCAATGGAGATGCTAGGCTTCTTAGCTGAATCGCATCCTGTGCTTTATGGAATGTTGTCTATTTCTGAGACTGAGGTTAAACAATTAGATATTACTTATTCAGCTCGTTTAAAAGATGATAATCAGGTTCAACAAGTTATAGATTTTATGCGGAATATGTCTTCTAAACATATTCGTAAATCTACACGTCATACTATCTATAAGAATACACATTACTTTGGTTCAGAGCGTTGTAAGCGTTTTGCACGTAAGGTTTATGGTAAATCTTGTGAATTTCATGATCAATTAAAAGAACAAATTAAGTTAGCTAAAGCTAATGATAAGTGTGCTCAACGTGTTGTTAAAGTCATGTCTGATCCAAGTTTACAAGCTTGGACTGTTGGATTATTACGCTTTGAAACAGGTGTAAAAGCCTATGTTATGAAAGAGCTAGGTATTCCAACCAATTTATTTCAATTAATTCGTTATCAACGTTCTAATCCTGATTTTTTAAAAGACCTATGGCTTAAGGCTAATTCTGAAATTTTTAAAGCCCTTGAGGGTACATCCATGAAAGCTACTGATCATGAATCTATATTTAAAAACTTATGCAATGTATATCAAACAGTTACACCTAGTGGACGTGTAAGTATTACTAAGGCACGTAACCTTTTTAATTTTTATTGTGCTTTAGAAACTCATGGTACTGATGCAATGAAAAAACAATATGGTAAAAGTCAGTTCTTTTCTCAGATGGCCGATCTTATAGCTGCTGGCTATTCAAAAGCATTCTTACAGAATCTTCATATCGAGTCTAAAAATAACGTTATTCCATTTCTTAAGATGGTCGAAATTAATTTCGAATCTCAAGTACCAGCCAATTTCCAAGAACCAATTTCTACATTTAACCGTTCAAATCTCAAAATCGCATAGGTAAGCATTATGTTTTTTATTCATGCCAAACTCTTAAAAATTGATTCTAAGCCAGATCAGAAAACCGGGCAGATGAATCATCGTCTTATTTTCAAATCTCAAAAGTTTGACCGTGGTCTTGAAGAAATGGTCGATTGTTCATTACCAGTGAAATTACATGAAGATCATTTTCATCTAGTCGAATCATATAAGTGCTATCAGGGTCGTGAAGTCTATATTCCGATTTCAATTGTTGGTGTCGATGGTAACGTTTATTACAAGACTGCTGGCGATGGCAAGCCAAAAGATTTACAGGAAAAGCAACCAATTTTGCAGAAAGCTGTGTAATAACAATGGCTTAATACAGGCCATTTCGTATAATGTATAATATGTTAAAAATCAATAACTTACGGTAATAATTAATATGACACAGTTTATGTATAAGTGCAAGAAGTGTGGCAAACAGTTCAGCATACATGCTCAATACTGTGTCCATTTTTATAACTGTACTAAGAGAATTTAAGGAATGGCAAGCATCTGTGAAATTGTCGAAGAGAGCACAAATGCCTGCCTTAAATGGGTCGAATACAAGTCTGTAATCGACCAGTTAGCAATCACAAAGGATGATGCTCTCATTATCTTAACACCGATAGCGGGTATCTACGTCCTTTTGATTGGGTGGTCTTTCATTATGCTCATCTACCACCAGAGCAAATAAAAGGAAAATCCTCATGACTTACAAAAACGTAGAAGTAATTAAAGCTCCAGTTGCTCAAGTTAAAAAGACTTGGTTCCAACGTCATTGTCCTACCTTTGCCGCTGCTGGTGCTGCTGTAGGAACAATGGTAATTGCATCAAGTGCTAATGCTGCTGGTGTTGCTGATCTCTTTACTGAGATTTCAACAGAAATGGGCGGTGTTTCTTCCGGTGTGTTGTCGATTCTAACAATTCTTGCTGGTGTAGTTGCGTTGCTTTTGGGTTGGGCTTACGTCAAACGTGCAAAGTAATCAGTGCTCGAAATTCCCTGCTTCGGCAGGGTTTTTCATTTAAGGGGGGAGTATGGAAGAAGCATCTATTTTTTACTGGTTACTGGTCATTGTGCCTTGGATTGCATTACATGGGATATGGAGAGTGATTAAATGAAAAAGTTTCTTTCTGTCTTTTTTGCATTCACTCTTTATTTTAATTTAATTACACAAGCCAATGCTGCAAGTTTGGGCGGATGGTCTTTAGGTTCTCCAGTAGCTTCTGGCGCTTCGGCAATTGTCAATGGAACAAAAGAAATCATCTTAAATGGTGCTTCAAAAATTGCTCGCGGTACTGCAAAAATAACGCCCAATGCTACACAAGTTGCAAAAGTTCTTGCTCGCGGTGCTGCTGGTTATGCTTTGTCTGTTGCTGTTGAACAATTGCTAGGTTCTGTAGATTGGGTTCTTGATCCTGCGAATAATCAGATTAAATATAAAGTTCCTGGTGAAACATCACAAACTTGTACTTATGGCGGTCAAAGCTGTAATAACTATTGTGCTATTCAGGCTGCTAATAGTGGACGTACTGACGGTGGTGCTGTTCAATATACAGATTCTTATTACGGTACTCGTTGGTTTTGTCAGACCTCTGAGGGTTTTAGGTATGCTGTAATTACTGGTGCCCAAACAGGTACTTCTACATCAGAAGAAGAAGAAAAATCAATTCCACTTGAAACTGTAGCTCAAAAAGTTATTTCTAATGCTGCCGGTGGTGATGCTTCAGCACAACAAGCAATTACTGCTGCTGCACAAGATGTAATTAATGAAGCAGAAAATGACACTGCTAAAGCTGCTCCGATTGTTCAGCAACTAGAAGCATCAAAAGCAATTGAAGCTGAAAATACTGCAACTGGTGAACAAACACAAAATCCCGAAAAACCAAATGTTACCGATATTTCTTTAGAATTTCCGGCTTTTTGCGGTTGGGCGCCAACTGTCTGCGAAGCTGCTCAAACAGTTATATCTTTTCCGCGCACTTTAACAAACTGGTGGGATACAACTAATCAAAAAGCTGATTCTTGGGCAAACTCAATTTCTCAGTCATGGGCAGAAGCAAAAGAATGGGCTACGTCTGAGAAAAATGAAGATACAGAACTAGATATACCTGATCAGGAACAACCAGATATAGACACAGATATAGCTTTCGGTGGCATGTGTCCTGATGATCGACAAGCTGAAATAAACATGGGTGTTGGTGTCATCAAGATGCCGATTTCATATGAGCCGATCTGTACAACAGTATCAACTGCCAAGCCTGTTCTTATCTTTGTTGGATTTTTTGTGGCTGCTTTAATTATTGGTGGAGTAAAAACAGAATGAGTTTATCTACTATTTTACAAAGTATTCAAAAGGGAACATTAAAAAATATTCTCACTGGTGCTGGTCTTGCTCTTACTACTTCTTCAATTTCCTATGTCGCTTTTCAACAGGCTGTAAATGCTGTTCAACAGCAAGCGTATGGAATACCGGGTGATTTGATTGCAATCCTTCATTTAGCTGGATTTGATATTTTCTTTTCAACTGTACTTGCAGCAATCGTGACTAGACTTTCACTGAATGCTGGTAATTTGGCATTAAAGAAGATTTAAAATGATACGTTTAGATACTGGCACTCCAGGTGCAGGAAAAACTTTAATTAATGTTCGTGATATTGTTCAGTTAGAAAAAACTAATCAGAAAAATATCATTCTTAATCCCAAAATATATGAAACTAATCTAAAGGTTATCCAGGATAAAAAAATATCTGATGATTTTTTATATTGTGTTCGAAAAGTTGGACAAGGTGTTGATTTAAAAGAACAGGTTTTTCATTTTGATAATACCTATTTTGATTTCTTAAAATCATCTGAACGTATAGAAGAATATTTTTCTCGTTCTATTTTTTATAATGAAATTATTGAACGAGTTAATAATGAACATAATCTAAAATTAAATAAAATTCGTCCTGTTAGAACCATTTATACAAATATTGCTGGGCTTGAAATTGATACGATTCGACCGATTCCGGCTGATGCTGATTGGCGTAAATTACCTGATGGCTCATTTGTTGTTTATGATGAAATTCAGAATATTCCTGTATTTTCTTCTGAATCACGTGCCGTTGATCCGATTGTTAAAGACTTAACCATACATCGTCATCGTGGGTTTGATATTGTCGGGATTACACAGTTTCCAGACCTTGTTCATAAGACCTTTCGTGCTGTTACTGGTCACCATAGACATCTAGTTAATTCTTTTGGTCTTAAGCGATCTACTCAATATGAATGGTCAACTGTAAAGATTGATCCTAACGCATTTAAAAATAAAGCTACTGCCGAAGTTAAATCGACTTTTGTATTCCCTAGTGATCTTTATAAATATTATCGTTCTTCAACTGCTCATACACATAAACGCCGATTGCCTTGGCGTTTTATCATGATTTTAACGTCTGTCTTAATTGCATGTATTGCTTTATTTACTTGTTCATTTTCAAAAGAAAATAACGTGGTTAGACAGATTGCTACAGGTACGCCACATCAAACTAAAACAACAGAAAAAACAGATGCTAAAAATACTGCTGTACAGGGTCAGAGTTCAACAGTCCAATCAAATCTTGATATTGAATGTCGTAAAGCTGCCAATGTTGAAAAACCTGAATGTGTCGCATGGTTTGAGAATCTTACAGTTAATCGTGGTTCCGTTACTGGAGCTAATCCACAGACAGTTCAAGTTTCATATAATCCCAACAAGCCATTTGATGATTCAGGCATTCAACCGAGTATTAACTATGAAGTTACGGCAAAACCTGTATTTGCGGGTTGTATGAAGAAAGGCAATAAATATGTTGCATACACTCAGCAGGGAACAATTCTGAATCATGTCTCCAGTAGCGACTGTAAAAGATTAATTGAAAACGGTGATAGACCTTTTAATTACTTTCAGCAGCCACAGCTACAAGCACAACAACAACCAATACAAGAAAAACTTACATCACTAGATGCAGAGTTTTTAGCTAAATATCAGCAAGCAAAAGCCGAGGGCTTAATATGAACTACTTAACACCATCTGACCTTCTTTCTGTTCAGCAACTATTTCAAAACTTACTTGTCTTTTCACTGATAGTCGGAATGTTTATTTCAGCTATTATTTATTTTTTTTATTTGAAAATAGTTAGAGCTATTAACGTACCTACTCGTATAAAAACCGAGACAGGATACCTTTATCGTGCTCATAACGGTTTATATGTTACCAAAGAGAGAAAAAAAGAACTTCTTTTTGATCTTAAGCTAAAGAATAAACAGCGTTATATACGCTATCACACGTATATCTTAGAACGTCTTAAATCTTCTGATTGAACTGGAGAGAACAATGGATTTTACTAAAGACGAATTAGAAGATATTTATTTAACTTATCTGTCCTACGGTATTATTAATAATTCTGTTATTCATAAAATTGAAACTTGTTATGTTTTTTGTTCTATCTGCAATAGATTAATAGAGCTTCATGAATCTGAGTATCATTTTGAAAGTCATGATTGAGCATCATTGATGCTCATAAGCTTTTTAACAAAAAAAGCTTATCGATCTGCTACGCAATGAAGAACACTAGAAGAAAAATATTAAGTGAGTGTCTACGAACTGACACAATGACAATATGAATATTTCCCCCTCTGAATACAAAAATATTTGCTTTTCGTATGCTTATACAGAAATATCGGAGTACTCCGATATTGGTCAGAATAAATATGGATTTCAAAGGTTTTTTTAAGTGGTGTTTAAGGTTTTTTATAATGTTACTGGTAGCAGGTTTCCTGCTCCGTTTTCTCTATGCCATTTTTTAAAATTGATTGGCCCAGTTATTATTAGATGAAGCTTAATTAATTTATTGGAGAGAATAATGTTTATGGATTTTCTGGATATGGGTACTGATATTTTTTATTTGATGGGTGCGTGTATCTGTTTTTTTATTGCCAAAATCTTATAAGACTGATTTCGCATAATGTAGTCCAGATTATGTTACATAGCCGATTTGCAACTATTTCCAAAGCAAATCGGCGTGATTTAACATCAATCTGCATTA